TCAATCTTTCTCGTCAACTATTTTAATTCTTTGAAGAGCGTACTCTATACACATAGTAATTAGTTCGTTGCGATAACGTCCGGTTTTTGTACAGATAGTATCTAACTCCTTGAGAAGATCATCAGGGAGCCTTGCAGATACGACGGTGCTTTTACCGTAAGATTTGCGTGGACGCACTATAAAATTATCATCCATATATATCACCATGTATAATTTTACCTGCAAACAGTAGTATTTATACACTACATATGTTTACATATTGAATACAAAGGAGTATAATTTGAGTATGGCAAAATTATTTCAATGAAAATAGTTGAAATAATGCGACATGAGGTATAAGATGTGAATAATGTATGAAAATATTGGGGGAGTAGGCTATGAAATGTATTAACTGCGGCGAAGAAATTCCTGATGGCAGTACATTTTGTAATAAATGCGGTGCTAGTCAGTCAATCTCAACAAAAAGGGTGCTTTTACCTATTTCTGTTTTTCAGAAACTTAAACAGATGTTAGAGCAATTCGGTAAACGCTTTTCTAGTTTGTTATTTAAATCAAAGAGAAATACAATTATTTCAAGTGTTATCGGTATAGTTGTTGTTATTGCAATAGTTGTACCTGTTATTTATTTTAACAATCCAACAGAACAATTTATGTCATCTCTAAACTCCAATAATGCAGCACAAGCAATGGAAATCTATAATAACAAAATTAAGGGAAATACTGATAAGGAAAATATAATACGAAAAAAATTAATTAATGATGCAAAAAGTATATATGAGCAATTCAAATCAGGTAAAACTGATTATGAATCTGCTTTAAACAAATTAAATAACTTTAATCAAACCGGCCTTGCCAGTTCAGAGCTGGAATCGATTATTACGAATACAAATGCACTTAATGATTCTAAATCTGCTTTCCAAAAGGGAATTGATGCTGAGAAAGCGGGTGATTATGAAAGTGCTATAGAACAATTTAGTAAAGTGATTAAAGAAGACAGTAATTATAAGGATGCTACAGAACAACTAGCATCATCGAAAAATAAGTACATATCAGATATAGTAAATAAAGCTTCCAAGCTTACCGATAACGAAGAAATAAAGAAGCAAATAGATAATATAACCACTATTGAAAGTAGCATTGGGCAGGATAACAAACTTGATAAAGTAATTGACACACTAAAACAAAAATACAGTAATCAAATATTACAAAAAGCTAATTCTTTAGTAAAGCAAGATAAATTTGATGATGCATTGAACTTGCTGAACGATAATCAAAAGTACGAATATAACTCAAATCTTTCGTCTCGCGTTACAAGTATTAAGAACAATGAAATGAAAACGTATAATACAAATTTGTTTAATCAGCTAAAAAGTCAATTAACTATAAATTATGATGAAATTGAAAAAAAATATGACATAGTTCCAAAAGGTTATGAGACAAAATATCATAACCTTAGCCGCACTATAAATATTGAACCCAGAATCACAGTTGCAGATAGCTCTATATATTATTTTCTATATACAGGTTTTAATCAAGATGATTGGATTTTTATGGATGATATTGTTTTTGCTTGTGACAATAAACGGCATGAATATAAAGTTGATTTTTCAGATAGAAAAACTCAAGTTTTAACTGGTAACGGTATAGCTGAATGGTATGTTATGGCAGATGATTCTGATGGTTCCTTAACAGGATTAGTTTCTTATGCTACGGACTTGACTGATTTAATTAATGATATTTCTAAATCGACTAATAATAAAATTCGATTTAGTGGTCAGGGGTTTCGCGATCATACCATAAGCGTTGCTGAAAAGAATAATGTATTAAATCTTTGGAAGTTCTATAAATTGTTGAAAAGCGATAATTCCTTATTGACTAAATTAAGCTAAACTATATCGAAGTAATCTTAAATAGCATTAAGCAGCTTATCGCCAGTAGACGGTAGGCTGCTCTTTTTGTTGTGCAATTAAGTTTAATATTATTTACTACCGATCCTTGTTATCCTCGTGCTGTAAGCCAGTATCAGAGCCCGAATTGGATTCAGGGGAAGAAGCATCATTGTTTGATATATTGCTTTCTGTAGATTTAAGTTTAATATTTTTAGGATGTTCAGAACTTTTATCAGGAACATATTCCATAATATCCCCAGGTTGGCAATTTAATAATTTGCATAGCTTATTAATAGTTTCTGTATCAACGCGCTTGTTTTTATCTAGTCTTCCGTTTAGAACCTTATCAAGAACTGATCCATTGATTCCCATTTTTCTAAGGTCAAATTTTTTTAATTTCCTTTGATTCATAAGGTTTTTAACCTTTTCCATCGATATTGCCATTGTCTCACCATTCCTTTTTAATATATTATATATGAGTTAGTGTACAAATTCAAGGACAATTTATACACAATAATGTCCGTAAGTATGTACATTATGCCTATTGAAATAATGTCCGAACCCATGTACAATGTTTAGCCAAAGACAGCTATATACACGGTGTGATGATAAAAAATCTTTTAAAATTCCGCATGGCTAACCATATTCGCCTTAGTGTACAAGGTAATTACCAAGTGTTTATACCAGATATTTTTGCATTAGCACAGGCAGCGTTTCAACTGCCAATAATAGGATTGCTCAAAGCAGGGCAAGTGTATAATCTATTTTGGCATAATCAAGGCGCGACAGAACTAACGATGATTAGGTTTCCCCATGTGGCGAGGGAACATTACCTTGTTAATGTCGCAAACAAAAATAGCGATAATTGGGAAGCAATGCAGCATTGGTACAAATATCAAAATGTAGGATATATCAGCAGTATCCATGATTCACTTGCTTTACGCTTAGGGGGCGCAGATTATGACAACGACCATGTCTATGGCCTTGCAGAAAAAACGATTTGTAATGCTGTTAGGCGTAATCCAGCTAATACAATCTGGTTTGAGCGTGACAAATATGGAGAAGTAAAAGCAAATAAGAAAGTACAGTTTTCGGATTATGGTGCAATAGCACATAGTGATAGCGTTGGGATGACAAACGATATAGGACGAGTTGTGAATCCCACGAGCTGCTTATGGAGCATGATAACGTCGCAAAACACAGTAGAAAAGAACAATCAGATTTATGATTATGTTAAGGTCATGTCAGTCATAGATTCGCTTTGTATCGATTTTGCTAAAACAGGAATAAAAGCACAAATGCCACAGGATATCGAAAGCGTATTAAAGGGATATAAAAATCCCTACTTTATGCAATTTAGGAATAAACAAAAGACAGGGAAAAACAAGCAAGTACAAAAAAGAGCATTGCAAAACAACACAAAAGCTACAGTCAAATATAGTGATAGTCAAAGTACAATGAACAGAATTGCACATTTTATGGATGATAATATCAGCAATCTTAAGGGTGATTATGATGTACCAAAATTTGACTGGACAACATTGTTACAAGGTGAAGCAGATCAGCAAGATAGTATCACATATAAAGCAGTCGTTAAAAAGCTGAAGAAATTGCATCATTACTTTAGTACCCAATGCCAAAAAATCAATATCGACAGCATCAATACTTTTGACGATGATGGGAAAGACAATGCCAAAGCTGCAATGATGAAGTTGCACTTAATTTTTGCTGAATGTAAAGTACAATTACTGTTGGTGCAACCGGATATAAATAAGCTGCTTAATGATGTCATTATTGCTTATTACACGGAAAAAGAACTTGTAGTTTCAACTAAGGCAATTATCTGGAATTGTTTTCAAAATCAAATGATTACACGCTGTAAAGGTGGGAAAAGCAAAAATAAAATCTATAACATTGATGATCTGCAAAAAAAGTATGATAAGATTGTTGCTGAACACAGAAAAGAAACGACTTACAAAAATAAGCAAATTGGCATTGTAGCAATTGATCAAATCAAAAATAAAGTATCTATTACTGATGCAGATAAAAAGTGCATCAATAAGATACTCGATACGCAACGGAGTAAGAAATTATATTACGCATTATTGTATGTATGGCTTAAATGGATTAAAGCAAATCCAAAGGCTAATAATATGGAAATTATGTATCATTCTGGCGATCAAATTAGTAAAACGCAACTATGCAAAATAGCTGGAGTCTCAACAAAAGCATGGCGCGATATTATAACGACTTTGCAAAACACAAAATTAGTTGAGGTTATTAGTGTCAATGATAAGTCCACAAAAATATCTCTTAATTATCAACGTAATAAGGGCGTGAAGATTGAATTACCTGAAACTTGCAATAAGATGCGGTATTGGATTAATCGTTATGTACCAGTAGATAAACATAGGCACGAGGAAGCGGAAAATTATAGTATTAGTGATTTTACAAAAGCCAAACAATCACTTAAAAAAACGGTAATGTGTGTTGAAACTGGTGAAGTTTTTGAATCAATAAAGGACGTTGAACGTAAAACAAAGATTGATAAAACTGCTATTAGTGCTTGTTGCAGAGGAAAACAAAAAACATCAGGTGGTTATCATTGGCGGTTTGTTAAATAATTAGATTTGGCCTTGCATATTGTATTGAGGTATTAATATTTTATACAAAGCTTTCCTCAATTTGCAAAAATTATATTGCTATAAAGCCATTTATTCATGCGCTTATTTTACATTAATCTATTCTTAAATGAATTAACAATTATAGATATATATTATATTTGCAATTATTTTTTGCAAAATTTGAATTGAAAGGTAGGTGTAATTATGGAACAAGATCAGCTCAGAAAAAGATTAATATACGCTATTGATAATGTTGGATTAAGAGCTAAGCAGATTGGTAAAATTGCAGGGATAACTGAATCTACGTTAAGCAGATTCAAAAACGGTAAGACCATGTTATGCCGACCTGAAGCTGAGAGACTTAATAAATATTTTGAACAGTTTTTCATGGTTGAACTTTAAAGTCAGGTAACAACAAGGGACAGCAGCCTTGTTTTACATATGGACTGTCGGGATGATAGGCCACAGCAATTTTAGGATTGCAAGCATATTTCATGTTGGTAACTTTTTGTTGCTATTTCATGCAGGATCAAAACCTGCCCTCCTTACTCAATAATGAGAAAAAGCAACTGGGCGAATCTGATAGCTGCTTAGATGGCAGTTTGATAATGGAAGGAAACGCTTCCAGCGCCTTATGGCGTTGCTTAAAAATTTAATATTGCCTTTCAGTCATACAGGGCAATATTACCCTCTTTCACGTGGGCACAGTGGGAAACCAGTGCGCCTATGCTTACAAGTGCCAGTGCTGGTCTACGAACAACCAGTAGCGGGTTTATATATTATGGTTTATCGTGGGGAAGCGTATATCGAGCGAAATACAGATAGTGAAGGGAGCGGTGGGGCGTTTCTCCTATGATGCAAATCTATTTTTATTTTCTTTTGACGCTCTTTGTGCTATAATGGTTAATTAGAATAATAGGATATATTATAAATCTTTCCCATATTTCAGTAAGAAATGACAATATAGCAGTGGTAAAATAAATATGCCAAAATAGGTGTAAAAAGAAGCACATAGTGTTGAAATATGCGGAAAAGGATGGTATTATAATATATGAGTAAGAAGGAAGGAAAAGGCGTAGATAGGAGTGATAACCAAATGGATGGTAATGTTATGCAATCAGAGAATGCGTTTCTTAATGAATTTGAGTCATCTTTGAAAGAAATGCAATTAATGAGAGAACATAAGGTACACAAACCATCTTGGAGAGAATTGTTTTCATCCAAAGATGAGGAAAAACATAAGTGACATATAAAATTACCTATACTTCTTACTTTAATAATCAATTTAAGCGATTAATGAAACGATATCCAAAATCAGAAGATGAATTCAAGCAAATTATTCAGCAATTAGAAGATGGAATCATTGTAGGTACTCCATATAATAATTTAGGGTTACCTATTGATGAAAATGTTTATAAAGTTATGGTTGCAAATATAGATACAAAAAGAAGTGCAAAGAATGGTTTTAGATTTATTTATTATTTAATTAAGAATGAATCTGAAATTTACTTGCTTTCTGTGTATTCAAAAATAGATTTGGAAAATTTAAGACAAAGTGATATTATAAAGTTGATTAAAAAATATTGTGCATAGTGTAGTGTATAATTGATTATTATTTGAGAGAGCCGTCCCCTATCGGGCGGCTTTTTCTATGGATTAAAATAGGGACTGGTCATTACGATCAGTCTCGTTTGTTATATATGAGGTCAATTTTGAAAGAAGTGATAAAATGGAAACATGTACGAACTTTAATAATATAACACAAAGGTTCAAAGATGGGCGTATGATATGCCCTGCCACATTGCCACAGGACGTCAATAAATGCGTAAATTGGTATGATATTGAATGTACTTGCGATAAGTATCCACAAGGCTGTAAAACGCAAATGAACGTATATACAGATGCACAAGAAGCATTGCGTGATAATTTTTGGGGTGATTCTTTTACTGGTTCAAATTGTCAGTTTGTGAATCATCCAGAGACAGAAATAAAAGAAATGACAATTCATATTAAGAAAACAAATTAATCAGCAAATATTATTGCAGAAAGGTCGAGTGAATAATGAGAAATGAAAACAGCAGAGGAAATTATAACAACGGCAAAACACTATAATCACTTTCATAGCAAACGAGGCGAACAGTGGAAATATGTCATTGTTGATGGAATAGAATATCATAACTATCTTATTTCGTCCTATGGCAGAGTGTTTTCGGTAAGAAGAAATAGGTTAATGACGGTAAATGATAATGGAGTTGGATATCTACAATGTCATTTGAGGTTAAATACAAAGAAAACGTCTTTCCTATTAGTCCATAGATTAGTAGCAGAAGCATTTATTCCAAATGATGATAAAGAGAAAAATATAGTCAATCATAAAGATGAGTTTGCCAAACATAACAATCATGTTGATAATTTGTGTTGGTGTACTCAATCTGAAAATGTACTATATGGTACAGCTCAAGAAAGACGAAAAAAGTATGTTTCAAAGAAAGTAAATGTTTTTGATCTAAATGGAAAATTAATCCGAGAATTTGAAAGTGCAGCTTCAAGTCTTGGCTTTTTACATATAAGTCAAAGTACGTTTTTTAAGTATCGGAAGATGCAAAAACCAATACATAATAAGTATATAGTGGAATATGCTTGATAGGCAGACTACAAAAAAAGAAAAAGGATAAATAATATAATGGACGAAATTGTAAATCATTCAGAAAAGCCAGTTGAAAATATTAGTCATAAATCTTTACTTGTGTTTAGCAACGAATTACTTTATAAACTTGCTGATGCCGGTTATCTGGAACAGCTTAATGAAGTAAGGCCGGATCGAAAAAGGACGGGGCATAGAGTTTACTATTTTGATCCTGATCCTGAAATTGAAAAGATAATCAAGGATTATCAGAATGAGAAGTTAAAGGAAAAAGCGGAGAAGCAAAAAGAAAATTACATATCGATTTTATCTGATGCAGATAGGCAAGCTATTATTGATGGAGTTGTTAAGTCATTGGTAAAGTTAGACCAGATTGAACAGAAAACAAAATCTGAAAGTGGTGGTAAAAACGCTGAGTAGTTATGTAAATAAGATTCAATCAGCCGATACAGATGAGGAAGCTAAAGAAATATTGGCTTCCTTTTTTGTACGCAGTTTAATTGATGATAAATTTAGGAATCGGATTATAGATGAAATAGAAAAGGATGATGGGATAGATGCAGATTGATCTAAGCGAGGACGATATTAAATTTGTTAAGAAAGCATTGAATTATGTTGTGTTGTCCTTAGATGGAAATAAAGTGGATAATTCTGATTTGGATGATATAGATAAATGTAGAGTATTGGCACAATGTTTTTATCTGATGCAGATGTTTGATAATCCTATTGAGGATAATAAAAAAGAATCAGCGGTTGAAAGTTTTAATCCATGGAGAGATGTTTTTAAGTAACCATGGCAAAATACAATTTCTATCATTCTGCACGATGGAGGAAGCTTCGGCAATACATAATTGATCGTGATGGTGGTATGTGTGTGCTGTGCGGTGGCAGAGGTGACATAGCACATCATAAGGTGTGGGTGGATGATAGCAATGTTGATGATCCTTCGGTGGTGTGGAACCCTGACAACCTTGAGTGTGTTTGTTCTGATTGTCATGCTGCCATTCATAGCAGGACAGGAGCGAGTGTGACAGCAGATGGGTATGCCTTCGATGATGAAGGTAATTTAATTTATATCGGTGATAAAAACAAATCTGATAAAATTAAAATGGAAGATGATGGTAAATAATCAGAGCGAAACATCAACACTCCCCCAGTCGCTTTAACAAAATGAAGTGCTAAAGGAACCGATGATAGGCAAAACTTTTCCTCTCTATCGATTTTTACAACGTGATAGTCAATAATTTATGCAAAATAACAATAAATGCACAGAAATTAAAAGAGGTGAAAATAATTGGGTGAAAATACGAAGAATAGCAAAATTCAAGATGAATATAGTAAGCTCCGAAAAACATTAAAGGCTGTTCCTGCCGAGAAGATACAAATGGCTGAAGGATTAATCTCCAATGCCGCTTTTATGGCAGTTACACTTGATGAACTTCGGGATGAGGTCAATAGCCGAGGTGCCTTGACTACATACAACAAGAATCTCGTTGAGAATCCAGCTACCAAAAGCTATAATACCATGATCAATCGGTATTCGGCTGTTATGGCGCAGCTGCTTAATTTGCTTCCCAAAGACGAACAATCGACGGTAACACAGCAAGTTGATACCAAGGCCGAAAAGCTAAAAGAATTTATTAAGAAATCCAATGATGGCAAATGATAAATTACATTCAAGAATATTACTCAAAGATCGACAGCGGGGAGATCATAGTAGGAAAACGGATCAAACAGGTTTATAAAAAACTGGTAGATGAATTGGATCATCCTGTTGATAATTGGATTTTTGATATTGAAAAGGCAAATCAACCGATTGAGTTTATAGAAACGTATTGTAAAAACAGTAAGGGTAAATGGATGGGAAAACCTGTAAAGTTGCTTCTGTGGCAGAAAGCATTTTTGCAAGCAATTTACGGATTCGTTGATAAATATACAGGGTTGCGCAGATGTAGAGAAGCATTTGTTGAGTGTGGAAGAAAGAACGGAAAATCGACTTTGCTCTCTGGACTTGGCGTTTATGGTATGTTATCGGAAAATGGCGCACAAGTTCTTTGCAGTGCAAATAAATACCAACAGGCGCGAATTATATTTGATGAGGCCAGAAACATGGTAGAACAATCACCAGAGCTAAAGAAAATAATCCGTAAACGCAAAATGGATATGTACTGCGATTTAAACTTTTCCTTTATGCTTCCATTATCGAAAAACAGCGAATTATCCGATGGTTTGAACGCCAGCCTAGCACTGATCGATGAAGTACATTCCAATAAGGATAGATATTCTTATGATGTGATTAAACAATCCATGAGTGCAAGAGAACAGCCGCTTATATTTACAATCAGTACTGCTGGATTCGTCCGTGATGGATTATTTGATACATTGCATGATTATGGATGCAATATCCTTGACGGAAAAATTACTGACAAAGATGTGCCTTATGGCAGCTTTTTACCATTTTTCTATGAGCTGGATGATGTAAAGGAAATTGATGATCCTGATATGTGGATTAAAGCTAATCCGTCATTAGGTGTTATAAAATCATTTGATGAATTAAAGGCAAATGTTGAACGTGCAAAAGTTGATACAACATTTTTGCCAACACTCAAGACAAAAGATTTTGATATTCCTGAGAATGTGGCGGGTAGTTGGTTGACATTTGAAGAATTGAATAATGAAAATACTTTTGACTTGAAATCCTTTAGTGGCAGTTATGGCATTGGCGGGGTCGATCTCTCAGAAGTTGGAGATTTGACTTGTGCGACAATGTTAATGATGCACGACAATGATGATACCCGATACGTTTTACAACATTATTTCATTCCTGCCGATACAGCGGAAAAGCATATTAAACAAGATAAAGTTCCTTATGACGATTGGCAAAGGAAAGAATTTATTACGTTTTGCAATGGCAACAGGGTAAATTATTCTGATGTTACAGCGTGGTTTGAAATGATACAAAGTCAATATAAAATCATTCCTTACTGGATATATGCAGATCGCTGGAATACACAGTATTGGTCAAAAGAAATGATAGCAAAGGGATTTGATGTTAAACCTTGTGGACAAGGGTACAAATCAGTATCGCCGGTAATGAAGCAAATGACGGTTGATTTTCAGGCACATTTGATTAATTACAATAATAATCCTATTACAATGTGGTGTTTGAGCAATACAGCGGTAAAACCCGATCCAAGCGGAAATATAAAGTTTGATAAATCCAAAAATAAGAAATTACGCATTGATGGGACAGCCTCAATGTATGACGCTTATTACGGTTTAATGGAAAATTGGCTTGATTATAAACAGATGATCAAAGGGCGATAAAGAAAGAAGGTGAGACTTATAAAACTACAAAGACGAAGTATTTTAAATCGTATATTTGGTACTCAACCGCAAACTCCACAGCAATTGACGTCGGTTCAAATGCTGAATGGTTATAATAATCGCATTAGCAATTATAGCGGTGATTTATATGACAATGCAACAATCCGAAGTGTGGTAGATACAATAGCACGGTATTTTGCAAAAATGCAGATGGTACATAGATTAAAAGGGACAACTGTAAACGACTCCCTGAATACTTTATTGACCTTACGCCCGAATCCTGATATGAGTCCATACACATTTTTATATAAGGTAGCAACATGCTATGAAATGGATAATAACGGCTATATTTATGTAGAACGTGATGATTTAGGAAATGCAGTAGCGCTATGGCCTTTTAGCTATTCGCAAGCTGAATTGAAAGAAAATAAATACGGAGATTTATATCTTGAATTTACTTTTTCAACAGGAAAGAAAGTAGTTGCAAGTACTGACGATGTAATTATTCTACGGAGAAATATCTATAAAGATGACTTCTTCTCGGAGACAAATAATAAACCGCTTTATCCTGTTGTCAACCTTCTCCATACAATATCGCAGGGAATTATTAATGCTGTTAGATCATCGGCTGTAATTAGAGGCATTTATAAGGTAATAGGCAGTTTGCAACCTAATGATATCAAGGAAAAGCGAGACAATTTTAAAGATCAGTTCTTTGATACTCAAAATAATGGCGGCATTATCGTTATGGATAGCAAAGGTGATTATACTCCAATAGATAGTAAACCGGTTCTGGTTGACGATAAAAATTCTAAATTGGTGAATGAACAGGTTTATACCTATTTTGGAGTAAATGAGAATATTGTAAAAGGTACATACACAGAGGATGAATTTACAGCATTCTATGAAGGAATATTGGAACCATTGGCTTTACAGATTTCCGAAGAAATGAATGCTAAACTGTTTTCTCAGCGTGAGATTGGATTTGGTAATGAAGTTGTATTTGTTGGCGATAAATTGAGTTATATGAGTATGACGAGCAAGGTCAATATGATTAATGCCGTAAAAGACCTTGGTGTGCTTACTAAAGGGACTATTGCAGATATTCTTAATGTAGAACGTCCAGAAGACGCCGATACGATTTTGCAAAGCCTCAATTATATTGATACATCTATTGCTAATCAATATCAACTACAAACGCAAAAAGATAAATTATCAGGAGTAACACAATCAGCGGAAGGGGGTGATTCACAGAATGAAGAACAAAACACAATTACCTAAGATGGGGACTAAAGAATATAGGTCATTTGGAATGCCTGATTTAACAGTACAGCCGGAAGGTAATGTACTACAAGGTCATGCAGCGGTATTTGATCAAACAACTGATATTGGCGGTATGTTCAACGAAATTATCGACCGTGGGGCTTTTAGTCAGACGGATTTTACCGATGTTCTTATGTCTATCAATCATGATCTTGATAGGATTCCACTTGCCAGAAGTCGAAACAATAATGCGAATAGCACATTGCAATTACAGGTTGACAATACCGGCCTTGCAATCAGAGCAAATCTTGATGTAGATAACAATCAGGAAGCCAAAGCATTATACAGTTCCATTCAGAGGGGTGACATTAATGGAATGTCATTCATTTTTTATGTCAGAGGAGAAAACTGGGAAGGGCTGGATACTGAAACGCCTACACGCCATATAACCGATATTGCGAAAGTTATAGAGGTTAGTGCCGTTTCTTTCCCCGCATATGATCAAACTGATATTTCTGCCCGTTCTTCGGAAGCACTGGATAGTGCGAAGAAGACGCTGGATAGCGCAAAGGCTGAATATATAGAAAAGCAAGACAAAATCAATGAACAAAAGCGCAAAGCTTTAATTCTCAAAACACTATATTAAAACAGAAAAAGGAGTAATGAATTTTATGAATAAATTACAAGAACGTATGTTTGACATTAATAAGAGTAAAGCAGAAATCCGCAGTCAGGTCGAAGCAAATGCAGAGGGAATTGATCTCGATGCTCTTACAACCGAACTTAAAAATCTTGATACTGAATTTACTGGTATCGAGAAGAGAATGAAACTTGTAGATGGTATTACCATTGAAAAACCAAAGGAGGAAATTAATAACATGGAAGATAAAACATATACACGCGATTCTAAAGAATATCGCTCTGCATTCCTGAAACATATTCAGGGTGTAAAGCTTAATGAAGTGGAACAGAGGGCTTATAGTTCTGCTTCTGATAGTGCTGGTGCTGCTATTCCTACACAGACAGCCGATCAGCTTATCAGCAAAATTAAGCAGGTAGCGCCTATTCTCAATGAAATGACTCTGCTTCAGGTTGCCGGTGATGTACGGTTCGCAACCGAAGGTGTGCGCGATAGCGCAGCACTCCATACAGAGAATGCCACTGTTAATCCTGCTGGTGATACAGTTATGTCTGTCAATCTTGGCGGCTATGAGTATATCAAGGTTATCAGTGTGAGCAAGACGATCCAGACGATGGCTATTGACGCTTTCGAGGGATGGCTTACTAACATCCTTTCTGAAGACATTGCCCGTCAGATCGAAAATGCGGCTATTAACGGTACAGGCTCTTCTCAGCCGACAGGCGTTGAGAAAGCAAATACCTGGGATGAGACTAACAGTTTCTCTGTTGCCGCAGCTTCCAGCCTTACATATGCAAATGTCTGTAGCTTTATCGGTCTGCTCAAGGGTGGCTATGACTATAATGCAAAGTTCCTTATGAGTAAAAAGACACTTTATGAGGACTTCATTACTTTACAGGATAAGAGCAAAAATGATCTTGTTGTTCGTGATGCTGTCAACGGCACTTATGTTGTAATGGGCTATCCTGTTATGCTTTCTGATTCTGTTAAAGAACACGATGCTTATCTTGGAAATTTCCGCTATCTTGTCGGTAATCTCTCACAGAATATTACGGTTGATAGTTCGGCAGAAAGCGGCTTCCGTAATAACAGTATTGATTTCCGTGGTTCTGCTATGTTCGATTGCAAGCCGGCACTCGGAGAAGCATTTGTTAAACTGACAAAAGCAACCGCAGCTTGATTGAGGTGATCTAATGTCACTATTATCGGCAATTAAGAAATCATTGAGGATATCAACCGATAATACTGATTTTGATGACGAGATAAACGACCTTATATCACAGGCCATAGATGATTTAAAGGCGTCGGGTGTAAAACCTGACGCCTTTAATGATTATGGTTCTAAGGATTCCGATGGAAAGACTATTGACGAAATAAATGATGGAAACATAAAACAGGCTATTACGCTATTTGTCAAAGCATATTTCGGAATTGAAACGCCAGATAAAGAATTTTATGTAGATCGTTATCAATACAAAAAATCAGAATTATTAAATCAAGTATCACAATATGGGGTTGATACTCTATGAGATATAAAACAGGAAATACATTTTTTAATAAAACAGTCCAATTTATTACAGAAGGATATACGACGGATGAACTCGGACAACAAGTAATTGATCCGACTAAGACAGCATACCGTAAGGCTTATTGTGCTAAGAAGAGTGTTCCGCAAACAGAATTTTTTCTTGCTGGACAAAGCGGTATTAAACCCGCTGCAATGTTTTTAGTTAGAACAGCCGAATATAAAGGTGAATCAAAGTTAAGATATCCCGCTAATGACAGCGGTACTGTTTATACTATTTATCGTGTATATGATACTGTTGACGAAATGACGGAATTATATGGAAAGGTGGAGATAGGCAATGAGTGATTCAGTTAAATGTGATTCATCTAACTTCGCTGATACTATTACCGCTTCTCTGCAACAATTTTCCGATGAAAAGACAAAAGAAATTAAGGATATTATAACAGATAAGTCAAAGGAATTAGCAGAAAATATAAAACGTGATTCTCCACGCAGGAAAACTAATGGCGGTAAATATGCTAAAGGATGGCAAGCAACAAAGGACTTTGAAAACAATTTGAATATCCAATATACCATTCATAATAAGACAGATTATCAGCTTACGCACCTTCTTGAAAATGGTCATGCTTTACGGAACGGGGGACGTGTTGAAGGTATTCCGCACATAGCTCCAAATTGTGAAGCAACAGAAAAAGAGATAGATGCTGCAATAGAAAAGACATCGGGTGAATGATATGGATATTAAAGGATTAAAAGCTGTTTTAGATTCTATTGGATTACCTGTTGTATATCACAGCTTTAAGTCTGCTGGATTGCAAGTGAAACAGCCGCCTTACATACTGTATTATCTCAAAAATTCTGATAATACAGGTGCGGATAATAAAGTTTATTATAAACAAAATCATTACAATATTGAACTATATACTAATAAAAAGGATATAGCAACAGAACAAAAATTAGAGGATGCGTTTGATAGCGCATCTATTTTTTATGAAAAAACAGAATCATACATTGATGAAGAAAAAATGTTTGATATTTTATACGAAATTGAAATATAGAAAAGGAGTTGTTAGATTATGTCAAGTACGACTAAAAATAAAATTAAGTATGGCTTAAGTGATGTTCACTATGCAAAATTATCAGCAGATGGTACATATGCTACACCTGTAGCAATTGAGGGAGCAGTTAGTCTTTCTCTTAAGCCAGCAGGGTCTAGTGTGACAGCTTACGGGGATAATATTGCACAGGTTGACTTTGATATTAATCAGGGATATACGGGAAATATTTCTTTTAATCTCATTCCAGATGATTTTAAAACCAATATCCTCGGAGAAACAGTTGATGCTAATGGGGTGGTAACGGAGAGTTCCGATAGTAAAGCTTCAGAATTCGCTTTGCTTTTTCAATTTTTGGGTGATGTGAACAACCGCAGACATGTGTTATATAGATGTAAGGCAAGCCGTCCGAATGTAGAAAGTGAGACCATGAAGGATAAAGCAGATGTTAAAGAAGAGCAGCTTGATTTGACTGTTCGTCCAGTTGCAAATGGAACATTTAAACATAAGGTTAAATCTTATGTTGATAATGCAGATGCAACCGCAGAAATTTACAATTCGTGGTTTGATAAAGTTTATGATGGTACAGCGGTTTTAGGCGCTCTTACAGTTTCGTCCGTTGCTGGATCGACCACAGGTAAAACAGCCTTGACGGTTACACCAACAAAAGCAAGTGGTAACAGCTATATGTATAAGACAGCGGCAACGGTAACACTTCCTGTTTATAATGATGTCTGCAATACGACAGCCGGTTATACAGCGTGGGATGGCTCTGCTGATATTACAGCAACAACCAGTAATGAAATAGCAGTGGTTGAAGTAGATAGCTCATTTAAGGCTATTAAAGCCGGTAAAGCAACAGTCACTTCAAAATAATTGAAATAGGAGATTGAGATATAAATGGAAAAAACTCTAAAAATTGATGGTAAAGACATTACTTTTAAATGTACAGGTGGAACGCTTTATCGTTATAAGAATCAGTTCGGCAGGGAATTCCTTGCTGATGCAGCAAGCTTAATGGATTTTCAGAACAGTAAAAAACAGAAGAAAGTAAAGCAGCCAGATGGTAAAATCACATTTCAAGATGAATACGATTTTACAAAATTAAATCTTGAACTGGTATATAACCTTGCTTGGACTATGGCTAAAACGACTGATCCGTCTATCCCTGATCCTCAAGCGTGGCTTGACTCATTCAATACATTCCCAATTGCTGAAATTATCGAACCTATTATGAATATGCTTCAAAAGTCTATTGAGATGAACACAAAAAACGTGTAAACGGCGATAGTCAATCTGAAGACGAAGAGCCTATGACAACGGAAGAATTTATTGCGTTGTGCAAGGCAAACGGATTATCTATTGCCGAAATTGATGATTTGAATATAGGACGAATCATAGATTACATTTACGATTATACCGATATCCTACAACAGAGATACGGTGTTAATGATGATGAAAATAGTAGTCGGTCTGACAGTAATGTAAAAATCGCTTCTCAGGCCGACATGAATGCATTTTAAAATAAGGGAAATTAATTGTGGGAAATACAATCCCTTGATTAGTTTCCCTTATTTTTTATGAGGTGTTGATGCATGGAAGAAATATGGCGTGATATAAAAGGTTATGAAGGACTATATCAAGTTTCTAATTTTGGAAGTATTAGAAATAAGAAAATGAGAATTATCAAGCAACAATTAAATAGAGACGGATATTTTTGTGTTGGATTATGTTGTAATAAACAAAGGAAATACTATACCGTACATAAGTTAGTTGCTCAAGCTTTTATTCCGAATCCAGACAACAAAAAATATGTAATACATATAGATCACGACAAACAAAATAATCATGCAAGTAATTTAAAGCGGATGGCTGCATCGACTAATAAACCTGTTTATCAATTTGATAGGCAGGGCAATTTTATAAATAAATATAATTCCATGACACAAGCAGCAAAACAATTGAATACCTCAGATTCAAATATTTGTGTTTGTGCTAATGGAATAACTAAAACAGCTTTCAATTGTATTTGGCTTTTTGAGGATGATTTAGATAAATTAACAGATAAAATAAAATCCGCAAATGAACACAGATACAACGAGCGTGGTATACAAGTTAATCAGTATGATTTGAACGGTAAGTATATAAAAACTTATTTATCAGGTAGTGAAGTAGAGCGGGTGAATGACTTTGATCAAAGCGAAATCAGTGGTTGTTGTAAAGGCAAATATAAACAAGCTTACGGATATATATGGAGATATGCAGAATAAAGTGAGGTGAGAAAATGGCAAATAAAAATTTGAAAGGTATTACTTATACAGTCGGCGGCGATACAACCGGCCTAAATGAAGCTTTAAAGGGCGTAAATACTCGCGCAAAGGATTTAAATTCTGAACTAGGAAAAATTAATCGCCTTATGAAACTCGATCCTTCAAATACAGTGCTACTGCAACAAAAGCAAGAGCTTCTCAATAAATCTATTGGGGAAACAAAAGAAAAATTAAACACTCTGAAAGATGCTCAGTCGCAAGTAAATGAACAATTTAAAAATGGCGATATAGGCGAAGAACAATATAGAGCTTTCCAGCGTGAGATTGAACAGACGAAGCAAAAATTAAAAGACCTTGAATCACAGGCTAAAAGCACAGGCAGTGTATTAGGCACTCACTTACAACAAGCGGGAGAAAAAATATCCAGTGCCGGTGACAAAATAAGTGGAGTTGGAAATAAATTACTTCCTGTTACTGGTGCAGTTGTCGGTATTGGTGCGGCTGCTATAACGGCTGGTGATAATTTTGAAGCGCAAATGTCCAGAGTCAAAGCAATTTCAGGCGCAACGGGTAGTGACTTTGAAAAATTAAATAATCAAGCTATCCAGCTTGGACAAGATACTGCTTTTTCAGCTTCCGAAGCGGCTGAAGGTATGGAAAATCTTGCAAGCGCAGGTTTCAACACGAAAGAAATCATGGCGGCTATGCCGGGTATGCTTGATCTTGCTGCATCATCTGGTGAAGACCTTGCAACCAGTTCAGATATTGCCGCTTCTACATTGCGTGGGTTCGGGTTAGCAGCGGATCAGGCTGGACATGTTGCAGATGTATTGGCGAAGAATGCGGCAGATACAAACGCTGCTGTTGCCGATACAGGCGAAGCAATGAAATATATAGCTCCTGTTGCCCAAAATGCAGGATGGTCGTTGGAATCGGTAACTGCTGCTATTGGCGAAATGTCAAATGCCGGAATCAAAGGTACTCAGGCTGGTACAACATTGCGTGGTGCTTTAACCAATCTTATGAATCCATCTAAAGAACAGGCAACAGCTATGAAACAGATTGGTTTTAGTGCTTATGATGCACAAGGTAAAATGAAACCACTGTCTCAGATTGTCAATGATTTGAGTACAAAGACGAAAGGTCTTTCTGATAAACAGAGAGATCAGGTCATTGCTACCATTATGGGAACTGATGCACTTAGCGGTATGCAAGTTCTTCTTAAAGATGGCAGTGGTAATTTAAATACATTAACTTCATCTTTGAAAAATTCAACCGGTGCGGCTAAAAATATGGCTTCTACCATGCAAGGTAATACAAAAGGCGCTATAGAACAAATGAAAGGTTCTATAGAAACAGCGGCTATAAAACTACAACAAGTTATGGCTCCTACTATTACAAAGATCGCACAAAGTGTTGAGGGTGCAGTAAACAAATTTTCAAAGCTTTCTTCTTCACAGCAGGAAATGATAGTTAAAATTGCGGCTGTTGTCGCAGCGGTGGCTCCAGCTTTAATTGTCATTGGCAAGATGACAACAGGAGTAGGGGCAATCACTACAGGGTTAGGCAAAACTATAACGGCTATCAAAAATTTTCACACAGCGTTAAGCGGCGGTGCTACGTTGGCACATGCATTATCGGCGGCTTTAACTCCTGCGGGTGCTGTTATTGCGGCAGTTGTAGCAGTTACGGCTGCTGTTGCTCTACTCGTTATTGGAATAAAGCATTTATATGATACTAATGCTAATTTTAGAAATGGCGTAAATACGGTTTGGAACGGTATTAAAACGGTAATATCGACAGTTGTAAATGCGATTGTTGGATTCTTTACTGTGACAATTCCGACTGCATGGAATGGCCTTGTATCATTATTTAATTCTATTCCTGCTTGGTGGAATGGACTATGGACGAGTGTAGGACAGTTCTTTACTAATCTATGGAACGGAATAGGAATTTTTTTTACTCAGACAATTCCTCAATGGATTAATAACTTTATTAATTTCTTCAATGAGTTGCCGGGTAAAATCGGATATATAATCGGTGAATTATTAGCTGATATCGTCAATTTTGGTGTATCTGCTTTTAATTGGGTTACAAACGATCTTCCTAAAATTATTAACGGTATTATCAATTGGTTCGCCCAATTACCGGGTAAAATATGGAATTGGCTTTTGAAGACCATAGCGAAGATTAAACAATGGGGAACTGATACATGGAATTATTTATCGCAACAAATACCTAAAATTATAAATAGCATTGGAACATGGTTTAGTCAATTGCCGGGAAATGTTTGGAATTGGCTAGTAGATACTTTGGATAAAGTCAAGCAATGGTGCAGCAATCTAATCAGTACAGCGAGAACTGAAATACCAAAGTTTGTACGAACTGTTGTTAACTTTATGAAAGAATTACCCGGAAAAATGCTTGATATTGGTAAAAATATTGTACATGGTATTTGGGACGGAATCAACAGCGCTATCAGTTGGTTACATGATCGTATTTCTGATTTTTGTAGTGGTATTGTACAAGGATTCAAAGACCATTTAAAGATACATTCGCCGTCAAGAGTATTTGCGGATGAAGTTGGTAAATTTATGGCTCTTGGTATAGGACAAGGCTTTACCGAAAATATGAAATCTGTTACTTCTATGATGCAAGCGGCTATACCAACTAATTTTGCTTTAGATATTGGAACAAGTATTAATAGTTTGAATGATTTGAAGGCGTCTTCAGCACAATCAGGTAATACATCGACATATAATACGCCAATTAATTTGAATGTAAAATTAGGGGATATTACCGTCCAAGGTAATGCGGATCAGAATGCTTTGGCCCAAATGAAACAAATTGCAAAAGATCAGGTGGATCAACTCGAACAACATCTAATCTGTGCTTTTACTGTTCTTCCATCAAGAGCAAGTGCTAAAGTGAAGTGATAATATGGATGACAAATTAGAAAATGTAATACAAGAAAGCTTACTTGAACTTGTTGCAAATATGATAGCTCAAGATGAATCTCAGAATAAAAAGAATATTGAGGATATTTATCAAGCATTTGATGAACTACCATTATATTTTGCACAAAAGAGTTCTTCTAAGTAATAGGAGATAATATACTTTGACAAACGATTTAGACAATACAATTCAAAATTCCATTATAGAAACGATAATAGAAGTATTAAAAAATAATGAAGCTTGTAAGGAATGCCCTGTAATACAGGAACTTCAGAATATTGAATTAGATGCTATACAACGAACAACAAGGCATTAATAAGAAAACGGCATTGACTTTTCAGTCAATGCCGTTTTTTCTGCAATTTTTATTGCATAGATTAGATTTTTTCTTTGAGAATAGCCATGATTTCATCAGTGGATTTACCGGTTTTGATGATGAATTCTTGAAGAGCTTCAACTTTCTTTTGCTGCTGTTCGTCAAAAATGGCTTTCTTTTGACCATTCAAGGCTTTGATTTTTTCGTCGATTTTAGATTTTTTGGCTTCTTCGGCTGATATTTGATTGTCAATCAATTGAAGTTTTTCTTCGTCGGATTTCTGCTTTCCTCTTGCCATAAAATCATCTCCATAAAAGATTATAGATTATTCTACATCATTGTTGGATAGAAGTAAACATAATATTTACTAAAATTTGGAAAGGAAGATCGCTATAGATACAAATAGTAATTCAGAATTACCTGAACTCATGACAGTGCAAGAACTAATCGATTATTTCCATTGCAGTAAAAATAAAGCGTATGAGTTAATAAAGCAGAAAAGCTTTCCATCAATTCATTTGGGTGGAAGATATTATATCTTAAAGGATAAATTTGTTGTGTGGCTTAACAATCAGACAAGAAAATGTACATATGCAAATTAAATCTCATCCAATAGCTGGACTGCTTCTGCTTTCTGCTGCTGGATCAGGTGGATATATATATTATAGGTTATAGTAACGTCGGCATGGCCTAAGAGCATGGACACGGTTTTAACATCAACATTTTTCTCAAACAGTTTCGATGCAAAGGTATGGCGTAGGGTGTGAATCCCACATTTTTCAATTTCAGCGCGCTTCAAAATTTCCTCAAAGGTTCGGCAGAAATTTCGTGGTTTATTTTGCGTCCCTGTTTCAGTACATAAAATATAGCTTTTTCCTCCAAAATACCTTATCTTTTTAATGTGATTCAAAGCGTCAATAGCTGTGTTATTTAATGGGATAATACGTTTACTAGACTTTGTCTTTAGAAAATCCTGATTGATCTGGACTCTTTTCTTTTTGCCTGATTTTCTGTCTACAGCCATAACGACGTTACTTTCAACAGATAGTTGCTTTTTCTCAAAGTCAACATTTTCCCATTTGATAGCTAATGCTTCTCCCAATCTTAGGCCGGTATTCATAATAAAAATCATGCCATAGCCGAGGGGGTAGCGAAACTTACCATTCTTATATATAAATGTACACTGTTCCTTAAATCGCATAATCTCATCGTCGCTGAACCATCTTATAGGCTTTCGTTCAAATTGATGTACAGACGGCAGCGAAACAGCCGATACAGGATTGTAGTTCATCCTTCTTATTGATATGGCATATTTACAACAGGCGTTAATTGCGTTGTACGCTTTTTTTATTGTTGAATAGGAATATTTGTCTCGCATACTATTTATAAGCTCTTCCTGTATTTGTTGGGCGGTTAATTCAGAAAGTTTGTGATAACCAATAGTAGGGACGATGTTATCATTAATAGTGGCTTCCAGCCGATCATAAGAAGACGGTTTTAAATCGTTGAATTTAACGGTTGTAAGCCAGTTAGTGATAAATTCATCTACAGTTGTGTTATTTGCTTCTTCATCGGGATTATTATTCAGGAGTGCTTTATAGGTGTTCAGCTTGTCTTTAACAGTTTTATATTTCATGCTATAGAAAAATTTAAGTTTCGGCTTGCCATTTTCTAAAGTGCCTATCTGAATTTTTGCACACCAACGACCATCGGAACGCTGAAAAATGCTTCCTTCACCGTTGGATTTACGGTGATATCCCTTTTTGGACTCACTCTCATCTTCGGCTTTAACTGGGTTCTCGTCCAT